CGTTTCCTCGTCATACTCCATGGCCACGTTGGCGGCTTTGAGTAGAGGATTTCCTAAGTATATTTCACCTGCCATTATATTTGTATTCCCATTTTATCAGATAGTCCTGTATTATAATTTTTAGTTCTTAAATATACATCTGATGTCTCAAAATCTTCATCAGTTAAAACACCAAAATTAGGCGTACCATCTGAATTTGTTTTATACGTAACGTAAATAACTTTATTACTTATTGCTGAAGAAAATATTTTAGTAAAATTTATTCTAGGTTTAGAACCCCTATATCCAGACTTAGAAATTTTTTCTAATAATTTATCGCAAAAATATGTTATCATAGTTGCTCTCAATCGGTCACCCTTTTCACTCAACGACTCGTTATTGCTTATAAAATCTGCGAATTTATCTTTATCATATCTCGTAGATTTTAGATCAGCATCAGTTAATTTATCTGGTAAACCTTCATATTCTGTATATCCTTTTTTGAGTAAATATTTTCCTACCATCGCAGAACCTGATGCCATAGAACTTTTATTTAATATCTCAAAAATTTTATATTGATCTGTGTTTCTCCATTTTGATATATCTGGTTTTAACAATGGCAATAAATCTGCTGGTTTTACAACGTTTGTTGTTGAACCTTTTACCTTAGAAGAGAACTGAAACATATTATTAGCAGGCCCACACATAAAATCAACCAAAGGATAATTGGCCGCTTCAGGTAAAAATATTGTATGTGTGGTTTTAATGTCAACTTTATTTTTAGCAGATTTTAAAGGGTTGTCATTCATCAAATATAATGGTCCTAATAATTCGGCAAAATCTTTATTGATATCTTTTAATACTGCTTTGATTGTATTCAGATGTTCAGTATAAATTTTTTTCAATTGACTTGTATTTGCGGATTCACCTGAAACAACGTGTGTCAATTCTTTTAGATATAACGCAACTTTAGGATTTAGATCTGCACGTTCATCTATATTTTGAATTAAATTTGTTATATATTTGTCTCTTGTTAATTTTTTATCTACAACCAATGGAAAATATTTTGGTTTGAGAGAACCTGCAGTTCCACCTTTACCTTTTGGTTTTTCTATTTGATCAAACTTTACTCTATATAATTTTCCATCATAATCAATAAGTGCCTTTGATACATATTCTCCTTCATTAATATATTCAATTTCTTTTCCTTTTTGTAATTGTATACCATTAAGCACTGTTTTACCTTTCATGGCAACGTCAAATGCTTTAATATAGGATTCTTTTTGTGGAGATTTTAAGACTGTTTTAACTCTATCTTGTGAGGAAAAATATTTTATATATTTTTGTTGTCCAGTCGCACCAGGCATTAATCATCCTTCTTTCCCTTCAGAAGTTTTTGCAACTCTGCCGTACTACCAACAAACAAAGCATTTGTAACTTTCTCAGGAACGTTCTTGACTTCTTTTGTTATGTTTTTTACTTGCTGATGAAGACCGAGAAGATTTTGATTTTGATCACCAATAACTTTTATGAGTTGACCAACAACCTCGTACATACGTGCGTTACCATTCTCTTTTGCTTCCATTAATAATTCATCGAGAGCATCATGTCCACGCTCAATCACATTATAATAATTTTCTCTTGCATATTGATAATCAGTATCCAGTTCATCATCACTCTTACGTGGTTCTATCTTTGGCGGTTTCTCTCTTTCGATAACTGCATTCTCTGCAACATTTAATATCTTGTCTAAATCATCAAATCCACTCATGAGTCCACTCCTGTTTCTGGGTCACTGTCTATTGCAGGATTAAATATTGTGATTGTTGTATTAGCATCAACTTCTCCAGAAAGATCCACATCAACATCTTTACCACCAACAGGTGTTACAGTAATTCGACTTATTGTATCTCCAGCAAAATCTCCTGTCTCTAATAATACTGAATCGCCTGTTTCAAGATTAAGAAAATCTGATGAAGTTACTGAACTTGTTTCTAATCTCATCTTATCTATGTCAGGAACCTTATCAGCAAGACCATCAAATTCATGAAAATCGACTTGAACACTTTTGATAATTTTACCACCACCTTTTATGTCTGGATATAAAAACCCTTTCATAAAAAAATCGAGAGTCCATATCAAAGTTCTACGTGCAGTGAATTCACCATCAAACGTATCCTCTAAAGATGCAGAATTAAATGAAATAGGAACATCTAATTTTATTCCAAGATCTGAAACTGCATTTATTGTCACGTTAAACTCAGGAGTAAAGAAGGGTAAGATTTGCTCTAATATTTGAGTGCCATCTTCAGCGTTATCAACGAAAACGAATAATTGAAAATCCATATTATAAGGCACAGGATTAAACATTTTTCTTAATGTACCTTGACCCTCTGTCGGTAATGCTCTACCCATAATTTTACCAACAGAATTTAATTTTCTAATAGGATCGTATGTTAAAGATGTCATCTCAAATCCCATACGTGGAAGTTGTATGGCAACTTGTCTATCTATATTTGGGTCTTGTCTTATGCGTGTAAGAAATTTTTGTTTTGGACCGTATGCAATAGGAACTTTTTGTCTTGATACAACATTACCAGACGAATCTTTCTTTTCAATATTAAGATCGTTAAACAAAGTTCCAAAAAGAACTACGTATTTTCTAATTGTCTGATGATAAAAAGTTTGTCCTAGCATAGTAAATATATTTATAAATAGTAGTATGGCCTTATCTATTAAAAAACAAGGTATTAATTTTGAGATTGATCAGGGTTGTACCTTCTCAAAAACTTTTACTGCAAAAAATGCAAATAATGCAAACGTAACGATTACTGCTGGCTCAGTGGCCGCTAGAATGCAGAAATCTTATGACACATCAAATACTTCATTGAGGTTAGATTTTACAACTTCAACAGAAGGATCTAATGTCACTATTTCAGCAACCGCCACTCAAACCGCTTCTATTGCTCATGGCCGATACTATTATGATATAGAATGGACACATGATTCTGTAGAAGTGGAAAGAATTGCGGAAGGTATCATAACTTTATCACCAGGCGTGACTTAAATATTACCTTCACTGAATGGATTAGATTCAGAGAAATCTATTATTGAATCAGATTCAGTTTGTATTGTAACATTGTTAGCAATCGTATCGTTTGTAAAAACTTTTGTATCAGGAGTAGTGCTTAAACTATAATAGGCACCGCTTGTGTCTCCTACAATATTTGATGTCGCTCCAAAAGTTCCAACTATATCTGTAATCTTTAATGTTTTATCAGTAGAATTCCAAGATACTACTCTTGCTTTTGTATTTGCAGATGATACAGAATCTCCAACATAAACTGTTTCATCATCTACATAAGCACCTGATCCATCACCCATGGCAAGATTAATAGAATAAGCGAGTTTGTCTTCAATCTCGTCTATGACTTCAACGCCTGTATCAATTCTTTGATCATCATATTGAAATAATTCACATGTCAAATCAAAGATAGGTAATTTACCAAATTGATAAAACATTGATTCATGTTCTACAAATCTTATCTCATATAATTTTTTGTTTAAGGGAAAAAATATTACATCACCCTCTAAAGGTCTGTCTTGTTCTGTGATATCTAGGTTATCAAAACGTCTTCTTGCTACAGAAAATACAACTTGATCACGTATTTCTAGTCCAAATCTAGATACAAAATCCCCTTCACCCTCAAAACCGTCTACTGATTTTACATACATTTCTATAAGGTGTGCTTGATTAAATTCTGATATTGTATCTTCACCATATAATAAATCTTCATTTACATATTTTCTAGGTAAATAGTATACATCTATACCATAGTTTTTTATTGCTTCTATGATAAGATCTTGATGAAGATTTTGCTCTGGTGTGCTTTCAATATGATTGAAGTATACGCTTGTGGTCATTAGAAAGGTCCTGCTCCAATCATCATGTCAACAGGAAGTTCATTACGCAATTGCATATCTTCCTCAATCTGATTAAGTTCTGTGATAGCATCCTCAAATAGTTGTCTACCATTTAGATTGACACCACCTGGTAATTGTACACCATCATACTTAATTAAATTTGCTCCCCATTGTCTCTTGAAAAGTGCAGTTACATATTTTTTTAAGAATATATCGTTGTAAACATCAGTAAATGTATCAGGATTTACGACCGCAAAACATTCTGCCACCACAAACTCATCAATCTTAACATCATCGTTTGCCCAATCTAAATCGAGATATAAACGATTTTGATGCCTATTAAATCTTATAGGTTTTTTACCTACAAACATATCTTGCATTAATTGCAAATGAGATTGAGTCATTTGATAATGAGCAATAGATCCACCAGTAAGAAAAGGCATTTCATTTAGGTGAAATTGATATCTAAAATTAAACATGTTGGCAGAAGTTTGTCCGCCTGCCGCATCGTGTATATCAAAAATGTTTACTACGCCTATAATTCTATCGTCAATTGGTATAAAATGATTATCGACATCTCCGAACGTGACCGTTCCTGCCGTTGCAGTTGCACTTGATTGTGATCCTGTTATCGTTTCACTACTTGTAAAAGTAGAAGATGTATTATTGTTCTGTACTCCTGTTCCGTCTTTATGTTCCTTAAATGTTATTACACTTGAATTGGCGGCATGTACTACTGCCGTTGCATTTGACGTACCTCCTGTAATTTTTTCACCTTGCTCAAAATCTCCAACAACACTTGAAACAGTTATAGTTGAACCTGTTATTTTATGTCTTAAATAAGTTTTTTCTACTCCATCAAAATGATACTCTTGAAAATATTGTAAACCTTCATCAATACGATCTTCTAATTGATCATCATCGACATTTACTTCAACAACTGGCTTACCTAACATTCTTAGGCAATACTGTTTTAATGCTTCTCGTGAACTAGGTTTTGCCATTTATTCTCTTAACATGTGTTGAGTAATGTGCCATTAGTATCTTCAACTCTTACGGCACATTGTATGCCACCAGCACAAACACTTGTGCCAGTAAGTGTCATATTACCTGTCACACTTACACCTGTGCTTGTGGTAGCAAGTTTTGGATTATTATCGTGATATAAAGTGACTGCGGAAGCATCAATGTAAATTTTAGATTCATTAGCGGACTTAAATGTTATCGTATCTGTTCCAAAAGAAATAAATGTATCTGTATCCCCATCATGAATTATTGAACTTCCAACAAACATATCAGTTGTTGCTCTTATATCACCAACAACATCTAATTTTTTTGTCGGTGTTGAATCGTTTACTCCTATATTACCATTTGCAGATACGGCAAAAACTCCTGAAGATGAATTATTTGCAATCTCTGCTATAAGACCACCATCAGTTCTCTGATTTTTTATATACAACGTCATATCATCAGCATCACCTGAATTGATAAAACTTACTAATGGTTCGGTTTGTATTCCAGATGCTGATACATTTAATGCAACTTGATCGAGTGTATTTTGTACAATATCTACGGCCTTCATACCTGATGTTTCAATATGAAAACCAGTACCTCCAGCATCAGCATGACTTTGGTCAATATGAAGTATTTTTCTTGGACCTGACTCAGCAGAATTATCGTCTATAAAAATTGCAGAACCTGTACTCAAAGTCGAGGTGTCGATTTCCATAACATGCTGAGTAGTTTGACTTGCAGATATAAAAATTCCATATTGATCAGCATCATTAGAATCTATAAGCAAACCAGCCGCACCGTCAGTTGATCCTACATTAACATGTAATTTACCAGAAGGTGTCCCTACTGTATCACCACCTACAATTTGTACACTGCCTCCAAAACTATGTGAAAAAATAACTGTATTAGCACTATCAGTAACGAAATGCATATCTTCTGTGTCGTGGTCGTAAATAATTCCGCCCACATCTGGATCACCTGAATTTCCAAATGCAATATGATTATTTTTTGTTGCACCTGTTAATATAGTCATTCCTGCATCACTAATATTTTCTAAAATCAATTCATCAGCAACCGATTCAACTGCCGTAGCAGTTGTACTACCGGCGGCAAAATCCGATCTAACATGCAATCGACTTTTAGAAGAACTTGGATTTTTAGTTGTACCTATATCAGTTGAAATTTCTGGAAACTTACCTATAGCAACATTCGCATCAGCATCTCCATCAACTGCAAGTGCCACACTATTTGTCGTTACTAAAAATCCTGCACCATTGACTACAACATTACCTCCTTGAACTGTACTGCCACTCATTGTAATCGTGTTCATTGATGCACCATTTACAGTTGCACCGCCAAATTCATGAACACCTGCAGATATTGTAAGACCCCCAACCGTACCACTATTAACATTTATTGTTGGGTTAGTTAAAACAACGTCATCATCTGTAATAGCCGTACTTGTAAATTTTGCCACTGCACCAAGATTTGTTACGGTTGCACCTTGTAAATTTATTTCGGCGGCGCCACTAACGAATTTTTGTCCATTGAGATTTATTTTACTATTATATACAAATGTATTTGATATTGATGTATCTGCATTTTCAGGTGTACTGACATCTATTGCAGTACCGCCTAAAATATGAGTTTGATGAACATTACCTAATGATGTCGTATTTGCAGAAGTAAAATTTATATTACCACCAGTAAATATAAGTCTCGTTCCTGAGATTGCGGTTCCTGTCAAGGAATCTGATACAACTTCATTTACCTGAAAACCTGATGTTGAATTTGCATAGACAATAGCACTTGTAGGGTCTACACTATTAGCACCATTAATTTCTGTAATAACGTCATTTGTTCTATTACGCCAATCGTCAAATGTATTTGTTAATTCTACTACGCTTACACTAGGCATTAGACCCTCTCATATCTTGTAGATGAAATAATATCAAGTCTACTTTGTTTTTTAAGTCGTTCATTTCTGATCTCAAATTATTTATTTGTTGTGACTCTGATAATTTTTTTCTATGTAGTAACAATGCACTCCTATCATTTGCTAACAATGCATTGCTAGACAAATCTTTTAGATAATTTGGATTATCAGTTTTTACTTTCATTATGGATTTCCTACGCTATCGAGAGCAATAACTTTAAGATCAGAAACCTTTGGAATACCAATGTAAGTTGTTTGTATATCCAAATCTCTTGTGAAAACAACCTTTACAGCAAATGTTCTAAAATTTGTATAAACAGTTGTACTATCATTTGATGTATAGTTTATCTTCTCATCAGTAGTCTTAAATACATACTCCTTGAAATCATTTTCATTCAATGAGAAAAGACCTTCTGATGTGTCTTGTGACATTAAGATATATGGTTTATCATCAAAATTTTCAGAATCTTCAGCAGATAATACTTTATAATAAACATAGATGTTAGACCCTCTTGGTTTATATGCATTCATGTATACCCTCAAATCAGAAGCATCAAAACCCTCTTCCAAGGTCACTCTTCTAGAAACATATCTTGCAGTTATATTTCCACCTCTTGAATTTTCAGTATTTGCTGAAAGCATGTTACTGCCATTAGCACCTTCGCCTATAATTTTAACAACAGGATTTGTTGAATTAGTTATTGATGCTAATGTTATTGTTGGTGTAGTGAGATATCCACTGCCTGGATTTACGACTTTTATATCATTAATCTTACCGTCGCCCGAAACATTAGCGGCAATAGTTGCAGTATTTGTTCCAACGTCAGGTGCAGATACGGTGAATACACTTGTATTACCATCCACTGCATTCTTTGATGCGTATCTACCAGTATCACCTCCAATTTCTGACTGCAACAAACCTGCACCAGTATTTAATACAAGTAAATTATTATTACTCAATCCTGCATTGTTTACATCATTTTCTACACCTATAATACCACTTCTTGTTTCATCATACACAGGACTTAATATTGTATTTGCAGTTGTAAAATAAACATTCAACTGAAATGAATTAGAATGTGCATCTACATTGGTATCTGTTTCATATGTAATTTGTTGTTGTGTCTTAAAATCTACGTTCTTATTGACAGTGAAAGCGGTTGCTATACCTTTTACAGATGCATTTTTTGCCGTAGAATAATAATGAAAAATTGAAGACGTTTCAGAAAATTCCATTAGGTCTGACATAACTTTCATACTATCCATGATTGTATTTGATGTAGCATTGCCTGATGATGTTTCAATATTTGTTAGTCTAGCATGACCTAAATCACTTGTAAAATTACATCTATTAATTCTAAACATCAAACCTTCAGTAGCAATTGGATTTCTTGCCTCAGCATTGGAAGGCTTAAAAAGTTTTCCTACGTATGGTTGTTGAGTTATTTTTCTATCCGTTCCTGTATGTTTTGCACCAAGATCATATCCATAAAGTTCATATTCACTTGATGCACTATTCAATGTAAACGCAAACTCTCCAGGGTTTAGAAACACAGGAAAATCAAACTTAAAAATTGTTCTCGATCCTACGTTATTTCCTTGTTTATTTGCCGTTAAAGAGTTTCCTAATGTTGCTGATGGAAATCCACCTGATGTATTTGCTACAGGAGTGCTTGTATTTGCGGTAACTCTACCTGGAGATAAAGTAACTTGTGATCCAGGAATCACTACTGAAGGACTTGGTGATCCATCTACCATTGGTCTTAAATCAAGAGAAATACTATTCTTAGAACCAGTAGAAGATTCTTTATTATAAAAATACAATTCGATACTGTCTATGAAAACACCTGATGGATAATTATCTTCTGATACAAAAAAGGATTGTGATAATGGAGCAAAAAATTTATTTGATTCAGATCTTCTTGGTGTCGCATAACTCTTTACAATTTTATCACTACTGATGTCATCACGTTTTTTAATTAAAGGACGAACAGAAACTACGTTATCTTCCCTATTAGAATCAATAGCACCTTTATTATGAAAGATTCTTTCTGCTACTGATGTTGTGGCTGACAAAATATTGTCAGATTCATCGGATAATCTAAAAACAGTTTCTCCAGATGAAAATTGACCTGCTGGAACATTAAACACACCAGCCGTAACACCTTCATTTGATACTGTAATCTGTCCGTCAGAAAGTTGATAGTTTGTCACCGCAGAAATTGTACCGTTTGCTCCAGTATCTATACCTTGAATTACAGATCCTATATTAAATGCATTTTCATTTGTCATATTAACTAACATAACTGAGCATGAATTTACATCATTTCTATCTGACATATAAACAACTTTTGCAGTATTACCAGCATTGCCTCCAGAACCAGTAATTCTTATTGTCTCAAAATTAGATGATGTTGTTCTAAAAACATTTGATGTACTTACGTTAGATAGAGAAATCAAACTTGCTTGCTTTACTTTGTCTGTTATTCTACCATCATCAAAAAATGCATACACATTAAGATTTGGTTTCAATCCTTTTGCAACAAACGTAATTGTCTGTTCTCTCATTTTATTGATTACAGAAACATTTACGATTTTATTACCTATAGTTTTTAATATCTTTTCAGGTACATTTCCTTTTTTAAGACCGCTGAGAGTTTTATTCTGCGTGGTTGTTTTTGCTCTCCTATCATTTGTTGCAACATCTCCAGCATCTCTCGAACCAACCTTTACATCATCAATTACTTGAACTCCAGACCATATTTCTTCCCAATCATTATAATGTGAACCATGACCATTAGATGTAACCATGTCTGCCCAATTATCATATTGTCCCTCAAGATTTACTACAACTTGTGGTCGAGCAGAATTGTCATACCAATTGTCTGTTGGAGGATCTAAATCACATGTACCAATGTAATTTTGGAATGAATATGGATTGACATTTATTCTTTTCTGTTGATTCTTACCTAAAAGATTACCAGTCAATGGCTGATCAATCATTGAACTAGATGAGAATGGAAGAGTCAAAATTCCACCATTATTGACTAATGTACTATTTTCTGTATTGGAATCAAATTTTAGTTTATATAAATCTGTTTTGACAGGAGGTCTTAAATGTTTTTTATCAAAATCTACTGAAACATTATAGTCATCATTAAACACATCTCCAATACTATGACCAGCAAAAGGGTCAACCAATATACCATTCTTGAATCTATCATTAGAATTTGTATCTGTAATTGTTAAACCATCAGCCTCTTTTTCTAACAAATTAAGAGATACATAATACTCTAAATTCTCAATACGTTTTTCGAGAGTACCTATATCTCTCATTGTAAATCTTTTGTTATCTACATATCGTGCTTGAATGTCATTTGGAGTAAATGTATATGCAGGAATTTCCATTGAGTATAATGTCATACTATCTTCATCATCTGCTGGTAATACTGGAGCAATATCAGACACCCCTTTAATGACCTTAAAATTCCTATCTCTTGTTAAAACAATCTTATCTTTTCTAGGTAAATAATGTGAATAATCGGTATCAAATGTATAGTCAAAATCTGGTAAAACTTTGCCTGCAAAAACATTTGCCGTTGTTGTTATATCATTTATGTAAGATGAACCATCCGTATTTGCGGTTTCAATTCCTATTCTTTTTGGTCTAAAATCAATCACATCTCTTAATTGAAATTTATTTCCTGTAACAGGTGATGTGAAAGATGGAATTTCTGTGTATGGGGTATTACCTGAACCACTATAAATAAACGAGTCAACTGTCATTGGTCCTGTGCCACTATGAGTATAATAATCAATTATTGCTACTACTTGACCAACTGGTTTATCTTCACCTGGTTTTAACGAAATCTTTCCATAATCATAATAATTATCTTTTTGACCATTATCAAAAACAAATCGTGAAGTGATATTGTGCTGATTTGCCGTATCTGCAATTGCCCCTGTCACCATTGTTGTTTTTACATTAGCATCTGGATTAAGTGAATCGACAACCGCAACTAATTTTTTAACGTCTGCAATCTTCAATGAATTATTTGCACCAGGTTGTACGTTCATTGAAGTGCCAAATACAATTTGTCCTGAATCTGCTTGTATTGTGTTTGATGAATTGTGATCCACGTTTGCTACAGTTGTATTACCAGTGACAAGTGTTTTCTTCGCAATTTGTGATCCTGCACCACTATTCGTAGCATTTGATCTTTGCATTGTTGCAATGACTTGAACTTGATGTGAAGCAAAATTAGGAGCACCGGTAGCATCCGAACGTGCTTGAACAACTAATGTTCCACCATTGTTTTCAAGTGCAATGCTTCTTGTGTAAGATGAACCACCATTTAATCCGGTGCCAGAAGTATTTGAGAATTCTATTACTCTTCCTTCATGTGTGCCAGTAACAGCAGTGATAATATAGTTTGCATCCGATTCTGAGGCAGACAATGTTTTGGTTGTAGCAGGATAAAATTGCTCTCCAGCAGGAGCAGTTGCAGTACCACCTGAAGTAGAGTTAAGAGTTACAGTAAATGTTCTCTTGAATCTATAAGTTGTTGAACTTGAACCTGTTGGATTTAGATTCGCTACTGTAGAATTTTGTAATGGAAAGATTAAACTTCTTTCTTCGTCATTTGCTTTATAGAGTATGGTATCACCAGTTTCTACACCACCCACTTTACCGCTTGGGTCAATATTAAACGCATCAGTAATAGCATTAGAATCTATTTTCACACCAGATCTTACATTCTTAATTGAAAAATTTAGACTGTATGTTGATGTGGCAGTTGTCGGTTGTGACAATGGACTATCTAAAGCGGCCACATAATGTACATCCATCGGCGCTGAAAATACACCGTTTTCTGATCCAGTCCATGCTACAATTTTTCTTGTATCAGATGTTGTCACACCAAGAAAAGACGTATTTACAGTTACCTCTACACCATATAATGTATTGGCAGTACCAAATTTATTTGTTGCAAGATTGACTTGACTTGTATTAGCATTTGCGGCCGAAACAGTTCCTGTAGTTTTGTTAAATCTAAAATCAAAAAGATGTGCATCGTAAATTGAATGAAAAATTTTGTGTGCGGTATTTGCTTCTGATCCTGGGCTACTATCATATAATGTTGTTACAGAACTATCTCTACCGCCTCTGTAATCAAGTTGTCGTATTCTAGCAGTACCTATTTTTGTATGATCACTTGTTGGATCGATACCTATAAAATCAATATTATTATTTGTACTATTTGTTATGTCACTTGCAGTTGTCAAGATAGATCTATCTTCACTATTCATAGCATCTGTAGATGCCCATTTAACACAATGCAATTCAATCAAATCTAAACCTGCTCCACCACTACCAGTTCCTAATGCTCCTAGATCCACACTAAGATCAAAACCTACTTTTTGATATAGATCTGTAACTTTTAAGAAAGGACCAAAATCCATTCCTTGTTGCTCTCCAGAAACAGTTCTTGTATCTCTACCTTTATCAATGTCAATAAATGAAGTAGTTACAGTCTCAAATTCATAACCTTTAATATATGCTTTGCCTTGACTAAGGGCCGCCGTCACTTTAGAGTCTACACCTACTTTTTGATTATTAGAACCATCACCTAATGTGCTTCCTGATGTTAATGTGAGAGTTGTATTATTTGCAATCGAGGAAATTGTTGCAGTTTTGTTTGTGTTTCCTGATAGAAAAATTGTATCACCCTCTGATAATTGAGATACAAATCCTGTGCCAGAACCTGTAAAATTTGTACATGCGTTTGCACTTGTTCTTGAGGATGCAACACCAGCAATTTTATGTGTCTCAAATGCTATTGAAAATGGCTTTACTGTAAAATCACCTGACTGATCAAATGTTCTTCTTGCAAGAACATCACCAATTGCACCGTACAATGGATTTGTTATTTGTTTTGTAATAATACCATTTTCAACTCTCAACAATTCAATGAAATCTACATCTGATTTTGCTTCAAGTGGATCTGTTATCACTTTCGTATATTCTGGGACTCCTGTAGATGGTGTATCTGGTTTGCCAGCAACAAAATATGTGAAAGTTGTTCCGCTTGTTACATTTGCAATTGGAAATCTGCCATTATATTCAGGTTGATTTGACCCACTTACAACAACTATATCACCATTATTTAAGTTATGATCTGTTGATGTGGTAATCGTGGCAGTGTTAGAAGATGCAGTAAAAGTTAAACCAGACGATACTATTGGAACACCACCTTGAAAAATATCTTTTTTGGATAAAGTAAGATCTATCTTATAACGATTTGCGCCTGGTGCAGTATAATTCGGTGAACCTAAAGCATTGTCTAAGAGACTTGTATCATCAACACTTGATACTATAGTTTCTACGATTTGCAAACCTATTCTATAGGTGGGTGCATTTTTATACTGATCTAAAACTATAGTTTGAGGACCTACGTAAACAAAATATCCACCAACATAAAATACACCTTCTTCAATTGAAACGATTGAACCAACTGTCGAGGCTATAGATGTCGTAAGAGTAGTTACATCTGCAAGTCCTTCATCTTCTCCAGCAACATTTGCAAAGTATGTGGTTCCAGTATCAACGGATTGAATAATTTCATCATCGAGAAATGTTTTTTCATCAAGATAATTAATCATTAATGTGTTAAGAGTTGTTTGCGTAAATTTTTCTGCTTTAACAACTTTGGCCCTCGCACCTGATGTATTACCTTCAACAATTCTACCCTCAAAATTAGATACATCGATTTCTACACCTGCATAATTTGTTTTTAATTTAAGAGCATTGATTTTCGTATTGAGAGAAATTTCACCACCATAAACCCTATCGCCATCTGAAAAATTATAATCACCTAATTGTTCGATTTGATTCTGTAAAATAGATTGCATTTGAGAAAGTTCTCTTGCTTGTACAGAATATGCTGGACGATATAATATCTTAAAAAATTTTTTCGCCTCATCAAAATCATCAAAGTATGGCGTTACGTTAAAGTCGGTAGTTAATTTAGGCATTACTATTCCTTAAAACTCAAGAACAATCTTGAAATCCTCGATTTGATTGGTTGCTCTAGTTACGTTTGTTCTATTTTCAATATACAAAATGTCTCCACTATAAGGTTTCATGTCTGGATCAGAAACACCATTTGCAACGATAACCGCAGTTGCACCTGAAGTATTACCTGTAATAGAATTTACTGTAGAATTTGACACAAAAGAACCAGATACTTGATTTAATCTTACCCTGTTATTATTTAGAAAATCAATTACAACTCCATTGGCTGTACTATTTGCTAAAGAATCTCCTTGAAATACAACTTCATCAGATTGAAATGTACCTGCAACTTGTGCAACTGTAATTTTAGTTGCTTGATCTGCTAAATCAGATGTATAAAATGCCTGAGAATTTGCAGTTTGTAATGGGTCTCTTACTAAACCAACTTGTCTAAATTCATTCTCAGTAGTAAAAAATCCAGATTCATTTCCTGTAATTCTTGAGTCAACTAATACTCTATTTCCTGCCAATTCTTCAATAGCATTAAAACCATGTCCACCCACTGGACCAATAATAACTTCAGCATTTGCTCCTGATCCATGTGATGAATTGGCACTTATAGTGATTGAAGCGGTTGTATAATTCAGACCTTTATTAGTTACTAAAATGTCTTTTACACCAAATGTTGTATTTCCTATTGATCTTGCTTTTGCATCTATACCATCACCGTTTATTGTTACGGTAGGAGATATCGTATAACCAGAACTTGTATTAGGTGTAATAGTGAATGGTGAAGATACGGTAACTCGTCTTAGGGCGGCATCATAACCTGAAATGACTGATTGTTCTCCTCTACCAGCATTGTTTGTTATGTATAATGTAGAACCAACATACACACTATCAGATGTTGTATTAGCATCTGTGGCCAATTGTAATGTTGTAGTATTTGTAACTGAAGAAAAAACATTTTCCTCAAACTTATAAGTAGAAACAATATCAGAATTTATTGTTGCTTGTGCACCAGATGTATTACCAACAAGAATTTCGCTACCTGAAAACAATGCATTTGCATTAGGAAAATAAACTAAAGTATTAGCACCTGACTCATAAGTGATTACAACACCCTGACTTGAAGTTGTTTGTCCTGTAACAATTTCACCATTAACGAAATTTCTTACCTCAACACCTGTACTGTCAGTTGGTGTTGCAGAAAAAGTTACGAGATAATTACCGTTCGATGTTCTATTGATTACATCAATCGCACCATCTGTTGCAGACTGTTCAACCGTGTACTGATTAGATCCATCATTTACATTTCCAACTTTTTTAACAGGAATGTATTCAGATGTCGTAAATTTTAATGTATCTTGTGGAGAAATTGTGTACATATACTTCCATTTATATCCATCTCCTAACTCAATAAGTCCAGTTCCAGTACCTGTAGGCTTGATAGTAGATGCCCCATTTGCGACATTATTCTGTAAGCATTTATACACATTTAATTGATCCGTTACAACATAAAAATTATTTGCTGATTGCTCATTATTTTTTTGACTATGTGCCGTATAAGCAGTATTTGATTCCCAATTAATTCTAGGTATGATATGACTCACATCAGCAGAAGTTACTTTTTTTGATGAGATCATTGATCTCCAATAATCAAATGAAGTATTTGCGATAGAGTCAGTTGGTGCAGGAGGATCATTCTCATCACCCCATGCATTAACTTTACCTATAAACAAAAAAAGATTTGTAGCAGAAGTTTCCGATAAAGATTCTATAAATTGTTCAGCGTTATGTATCTTAAATTTATTTGTAACTAGATTAGGCATATTATTATTTATGATTAAATTATGATCTTTGGTTCAACATTAGAAAATGTCGATAGTTCTTCCATCTGTATTTTACCAGATGTTGTATTTGATGCAGTGTAAAGAACATTGAGCAAACCAACCCCGTCTTCTAAATGAATAAACCCTAATCCATCATTGTCGGTTATACCCATAAAATTGTTTGTTCCTTGATATTTATTTGATAACGTAATGGTTAATTCTGATGGTTCTAAATCCATGTTTCTAGAATTTTTTAATTCAATTCCAACGTTAGATGTGCCATCTCCCATTACAGTATTAGTAGTAATAGCGGTACTATTAATAATAGATGTCACTTGTGCTTTTATCGTAGTATTGGATGCTAAACAAATAATATCACCAATAAGCAAGTCTTGATCAAAAAAAGAATTGACGCCTATTAGCGTAGTATTACCATCATTTATTCCATTTGCTGATGTAGTACCTCTCAATGTTGTCTCAAGCATAAAGTGATCTACAAAATTATTATCAAATTTTGATGTCGATCCATCACCTATTGTTGTATTACAAATTATTGCGGTTGAATTCAATATACTTAACACTTGCATTTGTTCCGTTCCGCCCTGTAGTGTAATGACATCATTTATTGTAAGTTCATCTTGAAAATTTGTATCGACTCCAAGAATTAAATGTTTATCGAATGTCGATATACTTGCAGTTGTTTCAGATGTTACACCATTTGCATTAGATGACAAACTAAAATCTAACGTGCTAGTAGAATGTAATATTAAAATTTTGTTATTACTAGCATCAGTTGAATATTCTTGTACTGTTCCATTAGAATTTGTATTTTGTGTTTCTAAAAACATTGTATCGAAAACAGTAGAATTTGATGTCTCTAAAAGAAAATCTCCCGTATCTGCATTTATTGGATCATCAGTTGATTCTAATAACGATAATGAATTATCCTCTAAAACAAATTTTGTATCTGTTTCAAGAGTCAAAAAGTTAGAAACGATGTTTGCAGAGTTTGTGCCATTATCACTATCTAATAAGAAACTATCTGTGTCTCCTTGAAATACCTCTTCACCAACAACAAAACTTGCACTAGAATTGTTTAGAACAAGATATGAAAGTACGTTAGATGAAGAACTATTAATAGTTCCAGTGAGTGTTTTTTCTAAAAGTAATTCTCCATATGTAATCTCAAATGCCTGTTCATCATCAATAATTATTTTTGATCCTTCGATAAAATTTTCCTCGAAATCTGTAGATGTTAATCCTGTTTCAAGTAAAAAGTTGTCAAATGTTTCAAGAACCATTACACCACTATCGTCTTCTAATGTCATTTCATCAGTTAGACCTTCATCTGCTATAATCACATCCGAATTTCCAGTAATTGTAATTGTGCGTCCAGTTCCTCCAGTCTCTAATGTCTGTAATCTATCAAGAGTTATTTTATGAGAAGGATCATAATATTGTTCCATTAAAATATTATCACCATCTTCTAAAATTAAAATATCTCCTGCCTCGCTTGCAAGAAGATGATCAAAACCCATTTGTAATGTAGGAGGAGTTGGTCGATACTCTCCAAATAGTTTTGTCCCTACTGGATGTAAAAGATCTAAAATTGTTTCTTCATATTCAGAAACTTGTTTAGAGGATCGTAATGAATAACTATAATCTTGATAATAATTACTATCTCCAATACGTTTTGACGAACTTGGTCTTCCATCTTCATTAAGATATTCACCTGTACGTTCACCAACCGCTCCAATATTAGCAGTTAATAAAGCATTACCACCGCCTTTATTAGCAAGAGATAATGCAGGGGCGCTAGTATAACCAACACCAAAGTTTATAAGTTCTATTTCTTTTACAGAACCAGCGGCCAAACCAGCAACATCAATAACTGCATTATTTCCTTTGATACCTCCATCTGCTATTGCAATACCAGTATTAACCGTTGCATTTGCAGAAGAATCAAATCCAGTTATTTTTTCGTTTGATGTAAAATCTATTGCAGAAAATAAAAACCTGTCATCATCTTTGTGACCTTTAGGTAATGTGAATTTCACTGCCACGTTTTCATCATAAACTATCGTTCCTGATGCAGGCGTTGTTGGACTACCAGATATAGTAAATGTAAAAGTAGACTCACCTGTAACTGAAATTGTTTTTTCTCCGTTATATGCACTGGGTGTAGCACCTGATAATATTACTTTTTGTCCATCATCCAATCCATGCTTAACAGGTGTTGTGACAGTTGCAGTTGTACTTGACCTTGTAACACTTGTAACAGGAAATTGTAATGTCTGAAATGCACCTGTAATTGCAGTCGATGATGAGGTATATTGAATAGTCGTATCTGTGTTTGTTGATTCAGTTACACTGGCGGCATTGATACCTCTACGAAATACAAATGTATTTGTATCTTCTAGTCCACCAGTTTCAGTAGGTGCATTAAATTGAACATCATAAACAGTCGGTATTGTTGAATTAATATAATTATCTGTGTTAATAGTCAAATCATTTCTACCAACACCAAATGTGCCAGTATACTCAATAGGTCTAGCACGAAATCTAGCAGGATCACTTAAAGTCGTTGTATTACTTACCAATCCTAAAAAAGTTCCTACCTTATTACCAGAGTTAGCAGTAATTCTTTCACCTGTTCTAAAAGTTCCAGATATAGCATTTGTTTCTGATATTGAATCTGGGTCATCGTTAAGATTTATAATACCTACTGCAGGTTCATTAAATTTTAATATATTATCTTGCACAATTGATATTAAAGGTGATAATTCATAACCAGAGCCTAAACCAGTTGCTCTCACATTTGCTATTGTGCCAATCTGTAAAGCGGAAAAACCAAAAGCATCAACCAATCTTGTAGTTTTAAGGGTGCTTGTTTGACCAGACAAACCATAATTTGCATCACTAAAAACAACCGTGGTAAAATTACCTATGATATCTTCGTTGATAGAAAAAGTAAATGTGTGTGCTATGTTACTAACATCACCAGATACACCTGTTCCACCAGTTGCAAAATTATTGACAGTTAGAATGGCCGTATTCACATAACCATCACCACCATCAAAAATTGTAAACCCAGTAATAGCACCAGTACCTATTTGAGATATTCTTGCGGCCGCATCTTGTCCACCGCCACCTGTAATCGTAAGTGTGTCCCCAATCTTGTAGTTAGTTCCTGCACTTGTAATATTGATATTTGTTATAACACCTTGAGCAGTTCCAGAACCAGAATTACCATCAAATTCAGATGACACAATATTTTCACCTACAACAAACGTGCCAACAATATTTGTCAAAAACAATTCTGTTACTGTCAATGCACCAGATTGAAAATTTTCTACCCTATCAACTGTGGCAGTTGCGGAAGATGTTTGACCTGTAATAATTCTTGACTCAAATCTGTCATTAGTATCACTTGTTATAATTCTGAGTGTTTTTTCTCTTCTGAAGTCACCAAAAGAAGGTTTCAATAAATCTGTTTTAGGTTTATAATATTCTAAATTTTGCTCATCAAAAAATGACTTAAAAAATAAATCATAAGAATATTCAGAGCCTTTTGATCTATAAAGATCAAACATTCTTTTATATAAATCTCTTTTTTCAGTGGCAATAATATTATCAGATGATGCCGCAAATTCTTTCTTAAAAAAATCAAGTATATTATTATCTACTAAATCGATATCTCTTTCGGACAATAATGATTTTGATGCGAACAAAGGATTTTTAGTAAATGAAGTTACGGTTGCTTTTGTTCTATTATTTTCTCCAATAATCTCTTCATCTGCTAAAAATTTTGATCTTTCTAACCCTGTTACAAAAATAACAGTATTAGAAGTTGTCATATTTCTATCAACAATACCTACCGCTCCAGAAGTTTGACCAATAATTTTTTCATTCTTCTCAAACGAACTAAGTATTGATGTATTACCTGTCTCTCTCGTGCTTTCTAGAGTAAGATTGGTACCATCTTCAAGAGCAAAATTTGTATCATCATCTTCAAGAGTGAATCTATATTCATTTTGTGTCGAATTTGTAATTTTAATTTCACTTGATTCCATCCATTTATAATATTCTTTCATAAAATTTATGAAAGTTTTTGCATCTTCACGAATGAATTCAGGAAACTGTTGTTCTACAAGAGGAACAATAGAATTAACAACTTTATTATTTGTATCGTCTGATAAATATTGAGTCATTTTAATAAGTTGAACTTGATGATGTTGATGTGCTTGTTGCACTTGTTGTAGTGGTTGTAGAAGTTTGAGTTTCAGTTATCAAGCCTGTTCTCACACTTGAAACATCATTCATAGTGATATTAATATTTGATTCTGAAATTAATACAACCTGTTCTCTTAAAGGCCTTACATCTTGATTTTCTGGTTTTGCAATTATGTCTAAACTTGATCCAACATAAGCACTTGGATTAAATAAATTTAGAATTATTTCACCCTTTTCATAATCTATTGTGCCTTGATTTTCATACACTATTTTTTTATTGCCATCAACTATTCTAAACACTCTTATTATTCCATCAACATCATCAAATTTACATCCACTTCTTGATATATTTTCACCATCAAGTATAGTAAATTCAGTCGATGTAACTGCTCCCATATGACCAGCATGAGGATGATGAATTCTATTGCTAAATCGTATTGTGTAATTTAATTTTTCACTCAATGTTGGATTAAAAGATTTTTTTAGTTTGATAGACAATTCGTTACCAACTATTGATGTATTCGTATCATCAATAGTTCGTGTTAATTTTGATATTCTTAGATCTTTTGAGAACTCTTGTAGTTCATTTGTTGAATAGGATGTGATCGAATTTAGTACATCTCTCTGTAAAACCGATGTCGTTTTTGACGTAAATCTAGAATCATAATTTACAGTCAATGTCAAGATAGGAAAGATGTAATCTATATCTACAAAATCAGGAGTGATAGACCCTACATTGTATTTTGCTAATACTTCGCTTATAAAATCTTTTACGGAGGTTGTAATTGCTAATCCAGATTTAGGTTTTATACCTATAAACACTTTACCAAATTCTGGAGGGTCTGCATTTTCTCCGCCATATACGACAACGGATTCTGCTTGTGGATATTCTCTTGTAATAATTCTTTTGTAATCATTTGCCGTTACTGCACGATTTTGTACCTCATAATGTCTAGGTGCATTGAATCTTATATTATCATTTGATTCTTCATCTGATCCACCAACTGATGCCGATATTGTTGTTACCGTAGCGCCTGGATATCCTGCTACAGTTGATACTGGAGAAAAAATTCTTGCGCCATTACCCAATACACCATTAGTAAGGTTATATCCTATTATTACAATATTTCCAGTTTTTTCTTTTCTACCTAAGATACCATCGCCAAATCTTATCTGATACGTATCATCTGCATCTGGTTCAATAAAAAAAACGTTTGCTGATGAATTCACATTGAGTAAATCTGTTGCTAATGTATATGAACTTTGAGTTGTATTTTCTTCAGATTCTTGCAAATTAACTGTTATAGAATCTGTATCAATACCTCGATTTGGAATTTTATATTTGATTGAATGATCTGAAGTATTTGCGGTATATCTGAACGTTAATGGTTCACCCTGCACAAGTTTTATATTTGACAAAGTTACTGTAGAATTTCCATTCGCTATTGCAGAATAAGATTGATCCGTAACAAAAGTAAAAGTGATTCCATTTATTTCAGACTTAAATCTGGTATTTTTTGCTATTGTTATATTAGACGGATTATCAGTAGGGGTAACAGAAATTGTTACGTTAGCATATGCACTCTTTCTTGATTTAGGTAAATATCCCAACATCTTAGAAAGCGACATTAATGAATTTCTTTTAATTGCAGTATCAATGAACATTTCATTAGCAATCATATTCAGATAGAAAGAATTGATGTGCGTATTATATGAAAGAACATCTAACAATACAGAGAAGGCTGAACCAGTAGAATCGTAATCTGTAAATTCTTCTTGAGTTTCAAGATAGTTCTTAAAATTTGATCTTAACTCGTCAAAGTCTAATCCAGTCAATCTTAAATTTGATGGAGCGGCCATAAATTATCCTTGATTTGTTTCTAAAAAAGTCGTAAATGTTACTGGTTTGTCACTTCCTTTTATAGCAAAAACAATTGTTATATCATAACCTAAACCATCTCGTACACTTTTTACATCTATGTTTTTGAGAATTGCTCGTTTCTCATGATTTTTGACAGTCTCACTTATTAATTCTTTTATTCTAATTTCTGTTATTTGATTAGAAGGCTCAAACAATAATTTTGTAAGATCACATCCAACATCAGGTCTCATATATCGCTCAAACCTGTTTGTACGTATCAAATTTTTTATACTTTGTCTTACTGCATTATCGCCTCGTAATACCGCTAAATCATTCGTATTTGGATTCTTATTAAATTTAAGACCAAAATCTACGTATTGAGTTGCCTTTAATTTTTTATCAAGATATTCTCTAGCAACATCATCAAAAGAATTGTATTTGTCGCTTTGAGAAATGTAATATTGTCTTGTTGTATCTGAGGTAGCCATATGATTATTTATTATGAAAGTGTGCCAGTTCCTGTTGCAGTAACGGTCGCAGGAGCAGTTATTGGTCCAGGTACAGGACCGCCAGGAGTAATTACACTCGCATTGACTCCTCCTACCGCAGTTCCTGTAACAGTTGTTGATACGGATGCTTGAATTAAATAATTATAAATTGCTTGTGCCAATGCGGTACACAATGTTGTTTGTGCCGCCGGTGTAGGATCTGCTTGAGATGCCTTAAATGCATTTTCAATTTCAGTTGCTAACGTTGCTTTATTTAATGCCATTAACTTAATCCTGTTCCTGGTGCTCCAGTTCCTGTTCCTGTGACTGTCGCTCCCGCTACTGGACCTGAAGGTGTGCAAACTCCCCCTACCGCAGTTCCTGTAACTTGAGTTGTCACCAATGCGGTTTTAACAAAAGTGTCAATTGCAGTAGCCATGTCTTGTGCCATCTTAGTTTGTGCCGCCGGTGTAGGATCTGCTTGTGCGGCCTTCATGGCGGCTTCAAGTTGACTCGCTAATGTTGCTGGTACCAATGCCATTACGCTCCTTATGCAGTTGTAAAGTTTCCAAAATTTTGCAACGTGTTATCAACACCACCTTCATTATGACCACCAGCGTTTGCCTTGACATAAAATGTATCAACGGCTAATGTTGAAGTTGGTGTTACTATTATCTGTGTTCCAAACCTACCAGATTTTTTTAATGTACCATCGATCATTCCTGAACTAAAATTAGATGTAGTAGATATGAAAAGATGCCCTCCTGCTCCTGCACCAATAGAAAAACTACTTATGTCAATCGCATCAGAAAAATGAAATATTATAGGTGTAGATCTTGATATATTAGTATGTGTAACAGAATTATCTGTTCCTAAAACTACTTCATTACCGTTGTTATCAAAAACACTAGCATTCAGCGAAATAAAGTCAGGTGAAGTAACTATTATAGCATGACCGTCTGTATATTCTGAAGCCGTGTTTGATCCACCTTTGGTCTTTGCGCCTCTTGTAACTTTTACGAAATACTCATCACCTCTTGTTAATCCTAAAGATGTATTTGATAATATCACTGGCTTAAACTCAAACCGTGAACCATTCTCAGAGACAGTAGGATTTGCTAAAAGAGGTATACAATTTCCAAAACTACTATCAGCAGAAAGAATAATAGTGTCAGAAGAATTAACACGATCATCAGTTGAATTTACTACAATGCTATCAGTATTCATTGTTTGAGTAAATTTTATTATTAAATTTGAGTCAAAATCTATTCCAGGAACATCAGCGGCGCCTTCATGCTGACCTACATCAACTATTGAGTCATCTGACTTTCTCATAAATGAGTCTACAGTAAGAGAGGTAACGGCAGTGCTTATACCTGCATTGGTTGTTGCAGTTATTGTACCTTTTGCTCCGTATTTCACTCCTGTCAATATACCATCAGTCGCATCAAATGCAATGTCAGTATTGGTATGTCTAATTGTTAATTTTTTTGTACTGGTGTTCCATGACAATACCTCTCCTGATGCCGCCTGTGTTATAGTCGCATTTGATGTTGTGATAGTTTGACCTGATGTGAGTCCAGTTAAAACTTCACCTGGAACAAATTCTTTGACTGTGCCATCTTCACTTGCAGTTTCCGTATATTCAATTGACGTAAGAGTGCCACTACCAGGAGTATGGGCTCTTAATATTCCTTTTGCTAAAGATGTTGTTCCTAAAAAGGTTTCATTGAGAGTAACGGCTCCGCTATTTGCCGTTGTGCTTGCAGTTCTTGTGCCTATGACTGTATCACCTACAGGAAAATCTGTTCCAGTAACAGATGTAAGAGTTAATACTTTATTTGATGATACGTTATCTGTCTCAAGAAAATTTTGATTTGGTGAATCATCTGCTACGCTTTTTGTCACTTTCAATGTATAATTAGCATTTGTAGATAAATTATGAGATGGAGCAAATGTAAAAGTGTCGTTTAATTCTACTGTCGTTGATACTGCAGGTTGTGCAGACATTTGTACAACTGTGACAAAATCATCACATGACAATTGTATAGTTCCGAATGGATCTGTATTTGACGAATTAACATTGACAGTTGCTATGTTCATGCTCTCATTAAATTGTACAACAAATGAATCCCCTCCTAAGTTTGTTGCCAATGCATCAAGAGATTCTGGACTTGTTATTTCTTCAACATTTGCACTTTCTAAAACATTCGATCCTAATGATATCTTTTCAATTCTCGGAGGTATATTATCAACGAATACAAGTTCCTTACCAGTTCTTGGATCTAAACTTTTTGTTCCAGTGGCAAATGTATTTGTTGTTATATAATCTAGATCTGTATTTGTCTCACCTAAATCTTGAACACCTGTTGTCACTTTTATCTTATATGATTTACCTTTTAATAAAGTTTCAGGTATAACTGTAAATAAAGAATTACCCGTATTTGCAGATATAGATTTACAATTTACTAAACCAGTTGTTGTGGCAAAATTGTCATCAGATAATTGTATTGTAGCATGTGTTTTATTGTAACCGGTTGTCGTTGTAGTACCATTAGCATAAATGAAATGTGAAGCATTTGCCACGCTAATCGTACTTGTATTCATAGATTGACTAAATTGAACTTGAAACGCAGTTGCCTGAGAAGATGGACTCGATCCAGTTTTAATTTCAATTCTGTTATTTGTTGGTGTTGCTGGACTTCTAGGATCGTTTGATACTTCATAGGTGAAACTTGTTGAATCAATTATCTCTTGAACTGTAGTTGTTTTGTTATAATCTGTTTCGTTGCACCCAATAATCTGTATTGTATCACCAACTCCTAATGCGTGAATAGAATTTGTCACTACAATTGCGGTACTACCTGATCTTAAAATTTCAACTACTTCTAGTTTTTTTGTTATTGCATCATTAGCATCAGGCTCAAAATTAATTACTGTAGGTGCAGACGTATTAAAAGGATGTGTATTATGTAAAGGATTTGTATTTGCACTCACAAACATCGTTATAGGACCTGACTCGGTTTTTTGTTTTAGTATAATATTGTTTGCAAAATTATCGGTAGCCTTAATTACATTTGAGTCTGCGCCTGTTACAGGAACATAATTTAATTGTGAATTTTCATCATCATATCTAATACTCTTTGCATAATTTGTACTCGTTGTGGTCGGTAAAAATTGATATAATTCTTTATTAGTTTCTATTTCAACGAAATTTTTTGTAGATGCCGATGCTAATTTTATTTGTATATTATCATCTCTACCAGTAGAAATCATTTCATCACCAGCATGAAAATTCACAAAGAAACTTATTCGTCCAGCAGTACCATTGAGTAAATTTACACCATCGAGTGTTATTGTATTTGTTCCTACACTTGCTATATCATATGTTCTTGATGATAATCCTGAACCAGAAACTATCTCATATACCGTAATCTTATTATCTGAAACTAATCCATGAGGTGTTGCAGTTGTAATTACACACGGATTGGCGGCTGTAAACGCCACATTTATAAAATAACATACAGGATTCAAGTCATAAGTTATTTTCGATATTTGTTCATGTTCTAAAATTGTCGCAACAGGTAAATTTCTACCTTTCTTTTTAACCTGTTCATCTTTTAGAAATTTTAGTTTATTATCAATAGACAGATTTACATTGTATCCTCTAAATGGATTTGTACTTAATATAACACTTCTTGAATTATCAGTAACAAATCCTGTACCTACAGTAAAATCTGTCTTGCTTCCAAAAACATCTTTTACATCTTCAGTAATATTGAAAACATATGTAGAATTACTTGCTAGATTAATTACTGGTTGAAATGTAAAATTAGAATTTGCATTTGAGGATACTGGAGCATTGAGCATTTCCACTTCTATAGTTGCATTCTCATCTTTTATCAGCCCATCAGAACTTATTACAAAATCAGGTGAAGATGTTTGTTTTTTTAATCTCAAATTTAACGAATCAGCATCAGACCCTAACCCATCATTACCTACCGATGATAATTGTATAGATCCACGTTTTCCTCTTTCACTCGTTTCAATATCTGTGTTATTCGTGAATACACTTATTGTGTTTACGTCAATATTGTCATCAAATGAAACAGTAAAACTTCTATCAATAGGTACGAAAATTGTATTTGATGCAAAATCATTTTCACTTATTTCGTCAACATTATAGTCTGTAGCAGTTGAATCAATTACTTCTCTATTGAATGCCATTATTGAATTCCAATATCTATTATTGTTGTAGCAGATGTAGTAAATCCAAATTCCATCTCAAATTCTTCTTTTAATAATTGATTTGCGGAATTAGAAATAGTTCTTTTGATTTTTAGTTTATAATTAGTAAGCGCCTCTAATTTATTTTTAGGTTTTAATATAACTTCAGATACAATAAAAGTTTCGTCTTCAGTCTCCGTTCTGATTGGTTGAACTGAAAAAGCAAGAGGTTCGGCAGTAACGAAATCGTCTTTTGATAAAATAACATTACCTGCAGTGGCATCATCAGTTGTTGCAGGTTGAATTGAACCATATTGAATATCAACGTCAAAAATGAAATCATTTCCTTTTGCTTCTTTTATCTTATTTCTTTCTTCGGTAGACAAGAGAGAAGAATCATTTGTAAAAATAATTTTTATCTCTGTATTTTTTCTTACGGTTTCTCTACCATCAGCATCTACAAATATTTCATCATTAAGAAATCCAGTTTGTTTAACTTGAACTTTAGAGACTTGAGGTTGTATATTTTCTATTAAAGAATTTATTTCAGAAAAATCAACATTAGAACCCTCTACTTGAGGTGGTGGATTTTCTTTTTCAGAAGGTTTTGTAAGACCAGAAGTTGCCAAAAATTTTTCTAACAATGTCTTATCGTTTCCTTGTGCATAAAAAACAAATCCTCCACTGTATTTCATAACATCTAAATCAGACCATGATATTAATTCATATGGATTTTCTGTTGTCGATTGTCTATCAGGATTTTCTTTCTGAACAAGTTTAAGAATTTCCTGAGTAAAAGATTCTTGTTCACCTGTTATTGGATTTTGTCTTTGTCTGGTGATTGTTACAGGCTCTAATGAAAATTCTTTGACTGGTTCTCTATTCACATTTTTAATTTTTGCACTATTAAGTTTTCTCTTAAACCCTGCTGGACCACCAGTGCCTGAAAATCTTGCGGAATACAATCCTGCTTTGTCAAGTCCGTTTGTTAAAAACTGTAACAATGACTGTATATCTTCATTTAATTTTTTTAGATCTCTTACAAGATCCTCAAAATATTTAATCCATTTATTAATATCTTCTAATGCACCTGATGCCAAATCTTTTGCAAATTCTAACTTGTCTATAATCCTATCCAAAACTTGTCCATATATAGGAAATATATCTTGTACTCTTGTAAATTTCCAATTAGGTATAGATGATCTCCCCCCTGTTATTTTATTCATCGTAATAGGGACTTCAAGATCTGCATTTACTACAGTGCCGTTTGGTACTTTGACATATTGAGTATCAAATGATTCAATATCACCATCCTTAACCAACGTACCTAACTCGATAGTAATTTCATGCATTCTATCATATTCTATATCTTTAGAATCTGTTTTTATGACTTGAAATAATTGTGTTTTTATGTCTTGACGTTGTATTGGTTTACCGTTTATTTTTATATCTTTAATGCATGGGGTAAATCCCATTCCAGGAAATAAAGACCAACCTAACCTGTTTAATGGATCAACAGGTACATCACTCACTGCCGTATTAGAATTCAACAAAAAATTGTGAGATAAAGGCGAGCCTATGACAAGACCCTCAACAAAATTTTCCATCATTAATTGAAAATTGCTCTGATTAATCAGTGTAGTATTTGTATAAACATCTTTACCTCCATATGAAATAAGTTCATCATTTAGTGGTAATACTGTTTTGAGTATATTTGATCCTGTAGTAATTGAAGCCTTAAATTTTAATGATGATTGTAATTGTGGAACATCAGGATTTGTCGGTGCGAACATTGGATAATTTAACGCATCAGTTGCTCCTTGTATTCCTTCACCTGTTTTAAGAATACCAAAACTATCTAATTGTTTTCCATCAAGTGCAATAATAGGAGGAACGTTTATTTGTTGATTTGGTGAAGCAGTATTTTCTTTTATGCTACCTCTGACTTTTCTCACTCTTACTTTGTTACTAATAACCTGACCATCTTTAACTACAATACCAACATGTCTAACTACCTCGGCAGTAAAATCATTAAAAACATGTCCTTGTTGTATTAAAGTTCCTTCCTCAAACATTGGAATTGTAACACCATTATGAGTATTTTTTTCAGGTGTAAAAGTTTTTTGCTCGACTATGCTAGATAGGTCTCTAGGTGACGTACTATCTAATGTATAAAACTTTTTTTGCAATTCGGCTGTATCAAAACTTATTGATTCTCTTATTTTCTCAAATTCATTTTTTCTGGATTCTGCCTGCTTTACAGTTTCTATTGATTTATTATATGACTCGTTAAGATTGTTTTCTCTCGTCATTTCATTTGCATACCTCCTACCAAATTCTTGACTGACTAATATATTCTGTCTATATTCTTGAGAGGCTTTGGACTTTAGATCAGATAATCTTGCAATCTCTGCTTGTATTGAAAGTTTGGCAGGTTCTGGTGATGATACTAAACGATTGGTTAATGCTGAAATCTCAAAATTATAATCATTGATTTGTCCTGCAAATTCATTCGCCTTTTCATTAAAACTTTGCATCTTATTTTTTAATCTTGTAGACTCTGTACCAGTACCATAGATGACATCAACACCAGCAGAAAATTCTGCATCTTGTGCAGTTGCCAATTCATCGGCCGCTTTTGCAATATCCGAATCCGCTTCTTTTATTGCTTCACCAGTAGCAATTCGTAGATCTGTTTCTAGATTAGCAATGACAAGAGGATGACCTAGTTCAATGTCAGATACTTTATCATCCGCTAAATCAGGAATACCTTTTAGAAAATTTGCGAAAAATTTCAAGAGAGCATTAATCATATCACGTAAAGCATGGTGGGTCGGTAATGCAAAAAACGCTACAAACGCTACATACTCTCCAGTACCAACAGGTCTTGCTGGATCATTAAAATCGTCAAACGAACTATTCACTTCAGAAACAAATTGTGCTGGTGTCAATGTTCTTATCTTAAAAGATTCATTAAGACTGTCAATTGCTCTTTTTGCAGAATTGTCTCCTTCTTCCCATTCTTTGGGGTTTAGATAATTATAGCACGTATTCAGTGTATTATTGATCCATGAATCACTCAATGACTTTGCTTCTATTTTTTGTCCATCTTCCGTTCTTATCGATACTTGTTCATGTGACGAAAAACCAAAAGGTTGCGAATCTAAAAATCCTGCTCCTTGTTGTTGCAATTGATCACTATCGCCTAATACATTGATTGACTCAAATTGATTTTTACTAGGGTTCCATTTTAATTTATCTGGATTAATATCATTCAATGCAACTATTAATGCTTGTATTGCTTCTAATGCTTTTGTTGAATCTATACCTGACTCAACTTGACCAGACTCCCATGGCCATACAGACAATGTTCCAAATCCAATATTCTTTAGATCTTCTATAGCATCGATTAATTGATCAATCGCTGGTATCAATATTAAAGCAATTGGATCGGCAATTGCCTGTAAATATATTTTTGTTAAATTTAAGAATTCTACAAGCGTTCCTAAACCACCAGAAAGATCTCCAGCGAATGATGCTACATTCTGTAGCACCGCATTGAGCAATGGATCAGATTGATCGAAAAACTTTTTTTGATCAAATTCTACTGGTGCATCAGCCATTTAATATCTCATCTCTTTTTGTTTTCATTTCTTCTAATTTTTGTTCTAAGTATTCTAGATATTTTTGATTGAATTCTAAGGTCTTTTGTAAAACGTTTTCAAGACCTTTATTTTTTATTTCTTGTTCCTCGAATATTACGTCTTCACTCATTTTGATAACAATGTCCCTAATTTTTGTTGTACGGCCTGCAGTGCCGCCGCATTGATTGGAGGACCGCTTGGTCCAGTTCCTGTCGGAACTGTTAGTTGAGCAAGTGCAGTCATCAATTCATCTAAAAGTGCACCCAAACTAAACGCTGGTCCTTTAAGAGTAATCTGACCTGCAGGATTTAATGACATTTCACCCATAGCAGTTTTTAGACTCAAGGCTGTTTTAGCATCAACATTATAAGTCAACAATGTGTCAAATTTCATTCCAAGTTTAGCATCCATTTTGATCTGACCTAATGTGTTTACTTTATATCCAAGAGCATTCATACTTGATGAAGTTAATGATCCTACAGGACCTACATTTACATCAAAACCACCTAATGGATTAATAGAATTTACTTCCATTTTGCCACCAAGTATGTTGACTTGTTTTCCAACATTTGGTTCACCAGGAATACCTAACGTTAATAAACCATTAATTGTTTCCTTTGCCCCAAAAGTGGCTGACATTTTTATTGTTTTATTTGCATTAATAGTGTAATCACCTGTCACAATATTGTGATTTGATGAATTTAATTGTAAAGCACCTTCCGAACGTAAATTCATACTCTTAGATCTCAACTCGACGGAACCCATACCCACACCTTTAAGATTATAATTGTCTAATCCAAAAGTTTTTTGATCTATTGGTTTACCATCGCCTGATGTAAAAACAACATCGGTTCCTTTTAATATCACTCTACCATTACCACCTGCAACAATGTTAATGTCTCCGTTGTCAGTAACTAAAGATGCATTACCTGATCCCACTTTGATATTAAATGCACTTGATGCGGTACTATCATTTGGGCTTGGTGATACAGTTTTTGCATTGCCTTTAACATATAAATCATAATACCCGTTAATACTTGTAAAAGAATTGCCAAGTGCATGAATACTCATATCAGAATCTACCATATCATATTTTTTACCAACAGTATTATCAACTCTGTCACCATCATTTAAGTATTCAATATAGGATGTTGATCGGTGCATCAATCTTACACGTTCTTTTCCAGGTGTATCATCCATCTCAAACAGGTGGCCACTTTCTGAATAAGTCACATGATTAAATGGATATGATGGCTCGCCTAGTGTACCTGTGCTACCAGGTTGATTTATTTTTTTGTCTGGATTTGTTGTCTCAACGTTTGTGTGCAAAGCATTTCTATAATCTTCTAACTCTTGATTTATTCTATGAGTCCTAAAAATCATGCTCGTAAATGGATTTTTTTGATCGGTATTTGTGTTTTTTGATTTTTGATTTGCTGATGCTAAAATATTTGTTGTAGGTAAACTAAAATCTAAAAATCCATTTTGATTAAATTGCGTTCTGTTTTCATTTGGATGAGCAGAAAAATTTATGTACGACCCAAGTCTTACAAATTCATCACCTCCAGGATCGTATGATGTAGTATAACTGCTTGTATTAATACCCTTTCTCAAACCCTTAACTACAATCTCTGCTTTCTGTGATATATCATCTCTTTGCAGTTCAAGATATGATTTGTGTTTTGCCCAAGAACTTGCACCTTGAATTTTATGCAACTTTGTACCATCCTTGAGGTTAGATGAAAATACAGGAAAATGATTTATTATTTTCGATTTTTCAACACCTGCAGTTCTCTCTATAAACATAGGAGGATGTGGTTCTTGTTCTCTTTGTCTCGCAGATCTTGGATCAAAAAAACCTCGTTCAGGATTCGCAAGTCTTTCAGGAATACCATTGAGTGTTCCTAAAACTACAGGTTCTTGTCCTTCATTACCATCCCTAAAAAATCCAAAGACATGCGTGCCAGGGACTATACCAGTAGGTGATCTTCCAATACCTGACATTGAAGCAGAAGTTATTGGATTGATTACATCAGCCCATGGTAAATCTTCTGTAGGTATTCCAGAACCTGGTGTTTTATCATCTGTATGCCATCCAATACATCTTACTTTGACTCTACCGAGATATAATGGGTCGTGCCTATCTTCTACGACACCATACCACCAAACAAAACCATTCTTTCCTAAGAATGATTTAGAATCAAATTCTCTAAATGCTTGAGCAAAATTTTCCATTAGGCGCTAAGTCTCTGTTTAATTCTTCTGCCGACACCGAACTTTTCAACTTCACTTCGGTCTCTTGTTGCTTTTGTAGGCTCTTTAACTATGATACCTTCTTTGTCTCTGAAAAGATCTATAAGTTTTCTATTTCTAGGTATGTTACTCTTCACCCATGTCATTACTTTATCGAGTGCTTTCTCAGAAGTATCAATAGGCCGACCCTCTCGTTTTATTCTGAAATACTCAAAGTCTTGTACATTCTCTACTTTCTTATCTGCAAAATCACTACTCTTAAATTTGATTGTGTTATTTTTATTGTTAAGCACAATATTCACTTGTCCATCAACACCTCTTGGTAAATTACCTTTAATTACATTGTACATTGATGTGGCGGCACCTGTGTGAGTTGCAATCATAATATCATCAGGCACTACTCTATCTCGTTCTTTGTTTTGCTTGACTGCAAT